CCCCGCAGCCCCGTACCCCGCCGTCTGTCCGGGGCTGCCCTTCTATTGCCTGGAGATCCGAAATGGAATCCAAAGACCCCCCGCACTACGACGAAGACCCCGTAGTCAATTTCGTAATGGCCCTGGGTCTTCCGGGCTTCGTTATCGGGTTCACCGTCGTGATTTGCACCATCCTATTCATCTGCCGCCGCGCGATGGAATTCTTTTTCCCCGGAGCCTGAGAGCATGAACACAGAATGGAAGCCTATCGCCGCCCACTGGTACGCCGTTGATAAGCATGGCGCGGCCACGCTTTGCACCTGCGAAGAGGATGCTCGCGAGACCGCCGCAGAGTCGGCGCAAATGTTCCCGAACTGCGCGCCGTACACCGCCGTGCAACTCGCCCCGGTTCCCGCCCCTACCTCGCACCCTATACCCACCGGAGCGACGGGGGAGGATGGGGAGAAGCGCGCACACAAGAACGGCTTCGGCTCCGTGTCGTTCACGCTTTCGGACGGCAGCACCGTGTCATGCGAATGGGCGCCCAGCCAATGGGAAGTGAGTATCCCCGCCAAACGCTTGGACCGCGATGTCGCCTTCAAGGAGCTTTTGCAGGAGATCGGCTGCTTGCGTGCTTCGGCTCCCGCTGCTGGCAATGCGCTGACCGATGCCGCGCGCGACGTGCTGGCAGAGCGCCAGCGGCAGATCCGCGCTGAAGGCTGGACGCCGGAACACGACGATGCTTATGCAGATGAGCAGTTAGCGCGCGCCGCAGTCTGCTACGCCTTACCGCAGGGCGACTACGAGATTCCGGAGCCGCCCGAATTCTGGCCCTGGGATGCAGCCTGGTGGAAGCCCGGCGACCGCCGCCGTGAACTGATCAAGGCCGGCGCCCTGATCCTGGCCGAAATCGAACGCCTGGACCGCTCCGCCATTGCCCAGCAGTCCCAGCGGAAGGAGGCGTGATGGACGAAACCACCGCCTGGCTAAAGAGCCTTCAATACCTGCCGCCGCCGCTGCGCGACTTCCACGACCAAAAGGAAGTCTTCAAAGCTATACACCAGATCATCAACGTGGATGGACATGAGTACGCCCGGAGCGTCGATTGGGTGACCGGCCAATGCTATGTGATCGACATCTTTCTCTGGTTCATGGCGCGACGGGGCTACACGCTCCAGCGCAGCCGCGCCAGCGTCCCCTTCCGTGACCTGCAGGAAGACCTGGCGGAAGCGAGGAAATCGCGACTCTCCAAGGGGCTGCCAAACGCCGCCCAGCCCACCACCAAGGAAAGGAACTCGCGATGAGCACACTTACAGCGGATGAAGCAAGGGAGATGTTGGCATACGACCCGGCTACTGGAGCCTTGGCCTGGCGCAAGGCCGTTGCCAGGAACGTGAAGGCCGGCGGAAAAGCGGGGTCGCTGGACGCGCGAGGTTATGGGCAGGTTCGCCTCCATCGCAGGCACTACATGGCGCACCGGCTAGTGTGGCTCTTGCACTACGGCGAATGGCCCAAGGGTGAGATCGACCATATTGATGGCAACCGCGCCAACAATCGCATCTGCAATCTTCGCGAGGTCGACCGAAGCATCAATACGCAGAATTTGCGACGCGCCAAGAAGAATAGCCGGTCCGGCCTACTAGGCGTTTCTCCTAGCGGCCCCCGTTGGCAAGCCCATATTCAGGCCAATAAAGAACAGTTCTACCTCGGAACATTCTCTACCCCAGAACTCGCCCATGCCGCGTACCTAACAGCCAAGCGCGCGCTCCATCCAGGCTGCACGATCTGAGTAGCAGCCTTCACGAAAAATTGAGGTGACCTTCAAATGACTGAGAACAACGCCGCCCAGGCTATCCAGGAAGGCGAGCGAAACTCCGCTGCTGACCAATATTTCAAGGCCCGCGCCTGGGTCATGGACACCAACGACAACCGGCGAATTTTCGAGGCTGGCTTTGATCGCGCCTACGTCCTGCTGTCCAAGCTGCGCGCGGAGGGCGTGCAGGCGGGCGATGAGCGGTCGGCGTTTGGCTCGCTCCAGCAGGAAGCCAGCAAGATGGCGAGCGACTGGGCGGCCAACATGCGCGTTTCTGTGGGGCCGCCTACAGAAGATGAGATCGACGCTTACGAGGAAGGGTATCTCGCGTGTGCGATATCTCGTCGGCCTGCCTCCCTGGCAAGCGCCCCTGTAGCCGAGCCGAAGCGCGCGCCCGCCGATGACGGCATTTGCTGGACATCGAAGGAGATCCAGCGCCGCCAGAAGGAAGAAGACGATGCTCGCGCCGCCTACTACGCCGCACGGGCAAGCGCCCCTGTAGCCGGGGAGGCGCCGACGGACCGCGAGATTGGCGCACTGTGGGCGGCGACGCCAAACCCCGGCCGCGTGATTGCTTTCGCTCGTGCGTTGCTGTCCAAGTATGCCGCGCCCCAGGCCAGCGAGGCGGTGCGCAGTGAACGTCTGGAACGAGCCAACAAGCTGCCTGAAGTGGAATGCCCGCGTTGCGAACTCAAGGTTATCTCGTCTTGCGGCAGCAAGGGATGCCCGACCAATGATGGCTATGCCGATCTATGCCAGACCCAGGCGGACAAGGACGGCGGCGATTGCGCGAAGGGTGCGGGGGATGGCCAGCAGAAGTACTGGCTGTGCTGCGGATCGAAGGACCCCAACCACCCGAATCGCCGCGCGCCCGACTGTTTCAACACCGACCGGGCCAGGTGGGGAACCGCTGACCGGCATTCGGCCGCGCAGAAGCAAGGGGATAGCGATGCGTGAACGCCCTATTCTGTTCAGCGCGCCGATGGTGCGCGCGTTGTTGGCTGGCACGAAGACGCAGACTCGGCGGATCGCCAAACCTGTAAAGCACCCGGACCTTGGCAATCTGTACGACGCCGGAGCGCTGGTGCTGGAGCAGGAACCGCAGCATGTGATTGATCGTGCCTGTCCCTACGGCCAGCCCGGTGACCGTCTGTGGGTGCGCGAGACGTGGAGCAGCGATTTCGCGGGCCACTACCCGAATGACCGCGTCTGGTATGCCGCCGATGACGACCGGCAGCATGACATCGAGGTGCGCAACGGCGTGCGCGGCATCTACAGTCCGGAGAGCCAGCAATTCGTTCCCTTCCGCTGGAGGCCCAGCATCCACATGCCGCGCTCCGCGTGCCGCCTGGCGCTGGAAACCACTGGCGTGCGCGTGGAGCGGTTGCAGGCCATCAGCCAAGCCGACGCCATGGCCGAAGGTGTGTGGACGGCTGGCGCGGCCAAGGAAAGCGGGATTCTTGACCGAAGCCCTGGCGGCGGCGTTCTGAACCACGTTGGGGCCTTCCGCAACCTCTGGGAGGAAATCAACGGGGCCGATGCCTGGCAGGACAACCCTTGGGTCTGGGTAGTGGAGTTCCGCGTCTTGCACCCCCGCACGGACGGAGGCGGACGTGGCTGATCCGTGCTGGTGCGCCACCTGCCGCCCCGTGTCGTTCGGGGATATGAGGATGGTGCTCTGCCCGGTATGCGGGAATAAGCGCTGTCCCCGGGCGAGCAATCACATCTACGCCTGCACGGGGGGCAACGAGGTTGGGCAGGTTGGCGTAGATGTAGCAGATATGGCGCATCGGGCGCCGCAATGTCTCATAAATGGAGTCAACATGACGCAAGAGGAAATCGAAGCCATCGCACAGCGTCCTACGTGCTGCAAGCCGTTTGGCGAAGCGGTCACCCTGTCGCGAGCCGAGCGGGATAAGTTGGTAGCACTGGCGCGGATCGGCTTTCAGCAAAGCGACGAGCTACCCGAGATCGATATAGACGACACGCAGGACTGGTCAAAGACCTCACCAGCGGTAGCGTGGCATCTCATCTTTCGGCATGGCGAGAACTGGACGCATACCGGCGTACTGATGGAGCGCTGGGCCAGGGCTTGGGTGAAGGCTAATCCGGAGAAGGAAGATGACAGATCGTGAATTGCTGGAACTGGCGGCGAAGGCGGCTGGACTCGAATACCACTGGGTCAAGGTTGACGGGGGCAGTCTGATGCAAGCGTCCGAGCCGGGTAGCAGGAGCGAGGAATCGTGGAACCCGCTCACCGACGACGGCGATGCGCTGCGCCTGGCAGTGAAGCTCAGCATTCGCTTTGCGTGCATGTTCGGCTTCGCCCATGCCTGGACTGGACTGAGGGAGTGCCGGGAAGCTGAAGTATCCGACCCATACGCAGCCAGCCGCCGCGCCATCGTTCGTGCAGCAGCAGAAATAGGAAAGACCCGTAGTGACTGACGTTATTGAGCAGATGCTCAGAACCACCCGCAAGAATTGGATGAAACAGCCCGCCTAGCGCGGGCTTCGTTTTGGAGGTTCAGATGAACGACTATCTATCGGCGTCCGAGCTGGCTGAACTGGTTGAGTGCCAGCCTAATCAAAGGGCGATCATGGCGCGCTGGCTCAGTCGCCATGGATGGCGCTACGTGCTGGGCAAAAATGGCGTCCCGCGCGTACTGCGGGCATACCGAGATAAGAAACTTGGAGTAGCAGATGGCCAGCAAAAAGCCGGTCCCACGTCCGCCCCGAACCGCGAAGCCTTCACCCGCGTGGGAGAAGACCGGGATAGCAAGGCTGTACAAGCGCGTCGGCAAGCAGCGCATTAGCTGGATCTATAAGCACATGGACGGGCGAAGCGAAACACTCGCCTCGGCCGTCCTCGGGGACCGCGCCGCGCGCTACGACGCTGAACGACTCGCGGCCAAGCTAGCGGTCGAGATCCAGCAAGGCGTCGTTGTCGCTGGCGCCGTTTCAGAGATGATTGAGCGGTTTGAACTTAAGGAAGATCCGACGTACTACGAGGATCAATCAGTAGACGGGAAGAAGACCCGGAAAGCGATGTACGCGAACCTGACAAAGTTCTTTGGACGCATGAGCCCTGCCGATCTGACCACACAGCACGGCTACCAGTACCTTGAAGATCGGGCGGCAGCCGGCGCACCTGTGAAGGCAAACAAGGAGATCAGCCAGCTTTCGGTCATCTGCCACTACGGCGTCCGTTGGGGCCTTCTGCCAGCGAACCCGTTCACCAATATGATGAAGAACCGCTCCACCACTAAAGCAAAGGTTATTTCCCGGCGCCAGGTCCTGCGGTTCTATCTCTGGTCGGTGAAGCAGCGCGAGAATTACCGCGTCATGGGCTGCGCGGCCATGTTCACGTACTTAACGGGATTTCGCTCATCGGAAACGCGCCCATTTCTCAAAACCGGCTTGACGGAGGGCGGCGTTACCGTTCTTTCGAGCAAGCGAAAGAAGGGGCAGATGGAAGTGCTGAAGATCCGGGAATGGTCGACGCGGCTTCGTGTTGTCGTCGCTCGCGCATTGGACCGACAAAACGCCAGTCCGTATCTATTTGCGCCCACGAAGAGATCGGAGGCATACACGCGGCACGGGTGGGCTTCCAGTTGGAAGGACGCTCAATTGGCCTGGCTTCTGACGTTCGATGAGGGAGTGAAGGAGGAGACACTTACGGCCCACCCCCAGTACTTCACCCTACAGGATATTCGTCCGGCAGCGATTACCCAGAAGATCGCGAATCGGGACCATGACGCCTACGATTTCGCTGCCCATGCTGACCCGTCCACAACCCACAAACACTACGATAGGCGACTGGTGAAACGGGCTACGGCAACCGAGTAAAATTCTAACGCAGGCATTTTTATTCTAATGATTAACCTGCTAGCGAATTTCGAAACCCAGTAAGTACTTGTATTTACTACATATTCTGGCGCGGCAGGAGGGGCTCGAACCCCCGACCCCGGGCTTAGAAGGCCCGGGGGGAATCAAGCTAACAACTTGATTTTGCTCGGGTCTTTTTTATTGGCGTTAGAACTGTTTGCCAATTTCTGCTACGGTTCTATGCGGTTCTCCAAAGGTCTCTTCTAACGCAAAGGCCCTCGATGTGCAGCCACTATCAGACCCTGAAAGACGCCGAACTGCTGCTTAAGAAGTTCGGCGCCCAGAAAGAAACACTTCATCAGGCCGTGCGGGGGGGCTGGGACTAGCTATACTTGGCAGCCCACTGCGGCGCGCCTACCTACTGGGCATAGGGGCGTTCGCGCAACGAACAAGCAGAGCAATGTCAAATTACGTAGCTGTGGTAGTAAAGCGCCCCAAACTCTTGAAAATTCAGAGTTGGCTAAAGGCCTATTGCACCGATCCGAGCGAAATCTCGACTACCAAGTTGACCGAGAACACGTTCCTTGTAGTCGTATCGAAGGGTGCTACGGAAGACGTTTATGCCGCCGACCGATTCTTCTTTAAGGGCCATGCGGTAGACCATGCGAACAAGGCTGTAATTTTCGGGGCGCATGGCAAGAAATTGCACAATGCCGCAACAACTAGCGCCTCGCGCCACCAACTCGAAGGTTGCTACATCCACTGCAGTTGGAACGAAGGCGAAATCGTCTTCAACAACGATGCGTTCGCCATCTGTTCCATGCTCTACTTTTCCGAATCGGATGTGGTTGCCGTGTCGGATTCGATGTTCATCCTAACCAGGATACGGCGCCACCTAGGTTTGCCCAACACTCCGAACGAAGAAGCCCTCGTCGCTCGGTCATGGGGCAACACCATGGCGGGCCAGTTGCTTAGCAATGAAACCCAAATTGACCAGATAAAGTACGCCACCATCGGTACCACGTTGAGAGTGGCAAACGGAAATCTACTATCGTCCAAAGCCGTTGCCGTTCCTTTCGGTGGCACACCAAAAATTGATGAGCTAGGAACCTACGAAGAGGAAATTCGAGATTCGGTAAAGCGGGTTAGCTCGTTGATACATACCCTGTCACAGATATCCGCCAATAGCGTTCGGGTCGCCCTATCCGGTGGATTCGACTCAAGGGTTGTGTTGGCCTCTGCCCTGAAGTCTCCCGCAGCTCGGGAACTCTGCGTTTTTAATTGCACTGGCATCTCTTCCACTCAGAAGATCGATTACGAAGTTGTCCGAGCGCTGAGCGAGAAATTTGGTTTCCCTCTTGGTCTTCGTGATCAAGAGACAAAAAAATTCGTAAAGAACTCCGTCGAGAACATTGCAAACCTATGGGTTTTGTCGAACGCCGGCCTATACGATTTCCTGTACACACCCAACTTTTATGCAAAGAAGGCAGCCGTATTTAACTTTGGCGGTTTCGGCGCTGAAGTCTACAAAGGCATGTATGGGTGGAAGCGTATCAACAAAATTGCCAGCGCCATCAAGAACAAGGCCACTTCGGAAGCATTCAGGTCGCAGGCGACCAAGGGGATAGGACAACTCGGGATAGACCCATCCGACAACATCGGGTCGGAATGGCATTACCTCGGCTATCGTAACGCTATCCATTCTGGCAGGGCGACTATGACGTCCATGCTAGGAATGCGACCGCTCATTCAGCGTCAGCTAGTGACGCTCTCTCGTTCTGATCTGAATCCTTTCCCCGCGCCAAAGAAAGGCCAAATGAGCATGGTGAGTGACATGCTTATTTATGCGAACCCGGACCTAGCGAAATGCGACTTCGACACACCAGATAAGAACTTAAAGGCAGACTATGTCGAAAATCGTTCGAAGCACTTCGGTCAACTATCGACCGCAGATATCGACACCTACACCCTTCTAGGAAAAGTTGAACGCATCCACCATGGGGCGCCGGAATTGTTCTACAACATGGCGAAAACGTTCAATGACCAGATCCTTTCACAAAGCTTGATTGAAGAAAAAATGGCTGCGGGATTCGAATGCCTGCCGACCGAGTGCAGAGATCATTACGCTGCCGGCTTTGAAGGGGCTAAGGAGGCTCTTAGCGCGGACGGGAAAATCGGCAGCATGCTCCCCTCCTACGCAGGGAAGCTCACCGGAATCGCAGCGCTATTCGCGTAAGGTCAAGGCGGTGCGACGGATCTCGCCCAAGCATCGCCCTCCCTCATTTTGTCGATTGCTGCGTCAGCGTCTCTTGCCATCGCTGCATATTCGTCCGTGCACGCTTTGAGAACGTCCCAGGCTCGGGTAGCGGTTTGCTCAGAGAGGCCGGCGCGGGCGGCAGCCTGGGCGGCTCGGGCACGCTGGGCGGCGATGGCGTCCCGCAAGCTGCCAGCAGCACCAGCAGCAAGGTCGCGCTCAGCATTCGATAGGCGGGTTGCTTCATGGGCTTTCTCCAGGCGGCTCGTGTAGTCGGCCACCAGTTCCTGTTCCTGGCGCCGGTACTGCGCCTCGATCTGGCGGGCATTGGCTGCCGCCTCCAGTTGCGTGCGCGTGACACCTTCTGCTTCCCGATGCGACCCGTACCAAGCCACACCAAGGCCCAGGGCCAGCAGCGCCCCGGCACCGATCAGATAGGGAAGCGCGGCCCGCAGCAGCGGGTTCATGGCGTGTTCAACCATTCCGGGACTTGGGCCGGGGCAGCAGGCGCTGGCGCAAGTACTTCTTCCACCTTCCTGACTGCCGTGCTGGCCGACTTGGCTGCTGCGGTAGCCTTGGTCGCCGCTGTTCCGGCTTTCGTAGCGGCTCCCTTCGCAGCTTTGATTGCCCCTTCCGCCGCGTCTGCCGCTCGGTCGACCTTATCTGCGGCCTGCTCTGCCGTCCCTGCCGCGCGGCTCACTGTGGCCGACATAGCAGCCAGCGCCTGGCGGTAGTCTTCTCGTTGCTGTGCGTTCGCTTCGCCCTGAAGCGCAAGAGCCTGAGTGGCGCTATTCCACGTCACCAAACTCCCCAGCGAATACCCTCCCCCGAAAATGCAGACCAGCAAGAACACCGCGTACACCATGCGTAGAGCGCGCGCTAGCTTGGGGTGCCGGCACAAGCACCATTCATGAAGTTTTTCCACGGATTTCCTCCTTCAACGCTATCACCTGCGACTTAAGGTCGGCGATGATTTGCGACTGATACTCTGCCCGCTCGTTAAGGGCCGCGACTTGGGCCTGAAACTTGGCTAACTCAAGATAGATATCGTTGCGCTGCTTGTACGCCTCGTTGGCCGAATCTCTGGCTGCTGCGGCGGCTTGCCGCTCTACAGCAAGCTGTCCTTCAAGGCGCTCAATCGCGTCCTTCTCTGATTTGGCGCCAGCGGCCGAGACCGCCAAGCGCGCCATAAGAATCGGCAGGACCTTCCACGCGGCCCCCGTCCCGACGAGCGCCGCGACCAGATAACCAACGATCTGTGAAATAGTCAGGGGCTCGCCGGCCGCTGCTGCGGTCACAGCGTCCGATCCAACCACGGCTAGCAGATACCCTAGGTTCTCCTGCATCCCTACCCCGCGATGGTTCCGCCAGCGCGCACGTATGCGTCGCGTAGGCGCTCGATTTTCTGCTCGTGCTGTCCGTACCCAGCCCCGGGCAAGGAGGCCCAAATGTTGCTGACCTTGGCTACGGCCTCGTCGAAATGCCCGGCCTGGATATCAGCTATGGCACGGCGCTCCTTGATCTGCTGAATGGCGTAGCGGTCCTGCGATAGAGGGCTGAAGTCAGGCAGCTTCAGCATCGCCTTGTAATGCGGCCAATACCGATACAGGATCTGGTAGCGCCCCGCTGCCGTAGACGACAGCTTGGCGTTCAACTTGACCAACACGTTGGGGTGATCGTCATAGCCCGTAAAGAGCTTCCCACCCACAAGCACGTCGTAGCCATCGTCCTTCGTCGGCTGCCGGCCATCGTCCGTTCCTTCCGACACGGCCAGCATGTCTAGAAATGCCAGGACGTTCCACCCGCCCGCTTCTTTTTCACTGAGTCGTGCCATCTCTGCCTCCTTAAAGGCGTAAAAAATCCCGCCGAAGCGGGCTGTTCTTAGTTAGCAGTATTGATTTGATAGAACGACTCCCACTCCCACACATCAGCAGTCAATGCGGAAATGAGGGGATCGCCGGCAGTCGCGTCGCCGCGCAGGTTGAAATACACCTTGTTGTAAGCGCTGGTGTTGGTGCTGATGTATACCTTTTGATTCGGCAGGTCGGGGGTGCGTGTGAATTGAACCTTTCCGCTGATCCCGGACGTCGCTCCCCACAGAGTCACGGAATCCCCGTCTTGCACGGGCGTATAGGTCAGCGCGCCGCCTTCGTCCCAAGTTGACAGGTCCTCCACCTCAAAAAGGCGAGAGCGGATGGCAGCGTCGGTGATCAGCGGGCCGGTAGTCGAATCACGGTTTCGCAAAATCGGGAACATTGCGACCCAGGCGGATACCAGCGAACGGTCTTGCAGCCACTCCAACCGTTGGGCTACCCGTACCCCCTCGGCCGTAAAGAAGTACCGCTTGGAGTGCTTCGCAATGGCGTTCGTCGGCAGGCCGGTGCCAGCGTCAATGATTGCCTCAACGTTCTCATCAAACACATAGCTGTTCTGAAGCGCCTGGACTTCACGGGCGCCTCGCAGGGAAACAGTAGCGGTTTGGCTAAGCGGAACGCCATCGACCAAGAGCAGCATATCGTGCTGCAATTCATCCCCATGGTAACCACCCACGGAATCGGAGTCGCCCGAAATTCGGAGCGCCATTTCCCACTCGCCCGTATTGATAATCTGATTGCCTCGGACGTGTTCGGCGGTCGTCTCCCACCCACCTTTCAAGCGCCAGTTATCCAATTGACTGTTGGGGCTGGTGCCGTCGAAAGGAACGACCTCGCGGGCGAAGTCCAGTTCAATCTTATTTTCCGAAGAGCTGCCGAAATAAAAAACAATCAAGTTTTCGGATTTCTGAAACATCAAGCTGAAAGCTGAAATTCCGTCGCCACTAGAAGCCCCGACGGGAAACCCCCTTACGCCCGCGTACACGCCTGCGCGCTCACGATAAAAGATCGGCAACTGATGCGGCAGGTTCTTAAATGCGTTATCGGTCGTCTCGTTGTACCCACCCACCTTTACGGCGGCGGCCGGAAAATTCCCGTTAGGCGTCGGCACCTGGCTAAGATCGAGCCAAACGATCTGATAGTTGGCATCAGGGATCGTTACCGTCTGCGCCAGCAGATTAATGCGAGTGCTGCCGTTGATGAGCATCGGGCAAAAGATGCCGCCGTCCCAAGCCAGTTGCCGTGTCGTGTCGTCGTAGGAGATAGACGTGGATGCAGCGGACTTAAACCAAATGGGGCCGTTCCCGTAGTCTATCGGCCGTTCTGCCAGCATGCCGCCCTTGTTCGTCGCGCCGTCGGCCACTCGATTGACGAAAAGCGGAATCCGCAAATCATCGACAAATGCTCCAAGGCCATTATTGATACTGGAAATATCGTAAGCGGTTACCTCGCCCGCAACCGTCGGGCCGGTCGTACCGTCAGCGGTACGGAGATCTGCGATAAGCGCCCGACCGTTCGGGATCACCACGTCAGAGGCGGCCGCCACACGGACAAAGCCCTTACCAGCGCCCAAATCGAACTGCAATCGTGTGTGACTGACGGTCCACTCGCTGGTGCTGGGATTGAAAACAGCTTTGGTGATCTTCCCCGTAAAGACGAACCCATTCTTACGCGTGGCGGCAAGTGCGTTCTTATTTGGGTATGTGTCTACGTAAACAGCACTTCCCGCGTTATGGAAATAGAGGTCAAGGAATCCATCGGTATCAGACGATGGTACGGAGAAGTACTCTCCATTGACAGTGCCCGCAATACCATCCGCTGTATTTGGGAAAACGTTCCCGCTGATAGTGGCGGCATCGGCCGCCTCTTGGGCTCGTAGCGCCTGCTGGGCTGCGTTTTGGGATGCCTCTAGAGCATCCTGGGCCGCCTCAATCGCAATCGTTGCATCACCGGCAGCCGAGGACATGCCCGCCATGCTCAAGCGGACATTACCGAGACGGTCGATCCAGGTAGTGGAGGTCGTATTGACCGCTTCGTCCAGGTTCTCGGTATTGTCGAAAAGGTCACGCACATCAGTGCTAGGAACCGGATTGCCAGTTTTGTAGGTGGTCATACTTTGGCCCAATAAAAAAAGCCCCTTCAGAGGGGCTTTGTTTGTTTCGGTGTTTCTTATGCTGGGGGAAAAGCGTTATCGAACGAATAGACCCGCTGGTCGTAGTTCACCGCCGTCACTGCCACCTCGAAATCACCGCGTGGCAGGACGCCGGAAATTAGAGCGGGGAAGCAGAATGACGAGAGTGGGCCAAAGTACAAGTGCGGTGGCTCATGGCTAAGCGATATGGACGGCCAGGGCTCGGGAACCGTGGCGCGTATGTGATATTCGTCGACGCCTTCTGATGCCGTGAACGGCCCTGCAAACGACCCATCTAGGCGGCGATAGGCGACCACATGCGGGCCCTCCGAGGAATTCCAGGTGATGGGCTCGCTGCTTTCCAGAATCGCACCGCCGGCGCCATCAGACTCAATGCCAACAAGCAAGCCGGTGCGGCCATATCCAAACAGCCCCACATAGCCCATATACTCGCTGTTGAGGGCGTCCAGCTCAGTGTTAAAGCTGTAGTCACTCTTGCGGTAATAGAGAGCCGCCCGCCTACGCATGCCGATACGCCAAGCGCGGGTACGATCCGTTACCCCATCCAGAGTTATCTTTTGGACCTTGGCGCCCAAGTCGCCAGGCAAACGGCACTGCACCGTCTCCCGCACCCACGTTTCGGCATTCACGTACTCGACATCAACTCCGTCGTAATCGGTGATCTCTGAATGGGTGGAGCGATTGCGGCGCAGCGGCCCTTTCATGTTGAAGGGTCCGTATGATTGTTGAAATTCTTCATTAGCGGGCTTCACATCCTCCCGCACGGGCCGGACCAGGCCATCGCCGCACGTAAATTCAGCCATGCCGGCGCCGAAGGTCGTATCGAGCGCTTCCTTCACCGTCGTGGCATCAAACACGAAATCCAGCGTGTCTCCCCGCGCTTTCCAAATGGCGTCAAGGCGTAGCCATTCTTCAATGTCAATAGCCTCGTCGCCCACACCGGCCGATTGAAGTATGTAGCGCGCGAAAGCCGTAATGTCGCGCGTGGGCGTGGGCGATGACCAGGTGCCGTCCGGTAGTAGCGTCGGCAGTACACGTACGGGGATGACGTTGATTTGGTTCTCACTCTGAGCCGCCAGCTTGCCGCCGCTGCGCAGCATCACGCTTATGGTCGTCCAGTCTGGATATACCCAATAATCAGGCATGCGCGCCTTGAGGCCGTACCACTGGCATTTGTCCTGGGCCTGAGTGCTGGTGGACTGCGCGCCCACGCGGCGCATGCGAACCGCCGGCACCATGGGCGCAATGGCGAATTGCTCGGTGAATCCGATTTGGTCCACAGTGGCATCGGAAAAAGTACGCGCCACCGTCACCCGCGGGCCGCCAGCCACGTTACGGTATTGGTACTCGACGCTGACCGAGCGTGACTCTACGTCTCCGCCATCGGACAAAAAGCACAGCCCATTGGGGAAAAAGACATCAAGCTCCAACGTGCTGGTGACGGCGCCGTCCGGGGTAGCGATAAATTCGTTCGTCCACTCCCCATACACCGACCCGCCAGCAAACCGCAGTCGCACGGACGCCGAACCCGTCTCGAATACACCAGGAGACACCGTGATGCTAACGGGGTCAAAGCCGGTTATGGTGCGCGCAACGTCCGAACCAAAAATGTACGAAACACCTGAGCCTGGCGCCACACGAATGGGCGTGAATGTCTCGGCATCCTCCTCGAACTCCAGCGTATAAATTCCGGAACCCGGAGACGCGACAATCGTCTTTACTCGCCACTCCACGTTAGACCCGAACGCACCCACTTGGAACACATCACCGACAGCGACGCTAGGCATATGGCCAAAGTAGCCTCTAAAGCGGCTGATCACGTAGCCCGGATCAAATTCTGTAGGATCAACGGCATGGTCGACAATGTCGTACGGTCGCACGTACTCGATAGCCACCACAGTGCTCACACCCCAGCCGCTCGGGTATTCACCGCCGCTGCGCGTGATGGTGGCGCCGCTCAGCGAATAGGAGGCGGGGTCGGTGTTGTCCCGATTCGCTAGATCCGTCGTCAGCTCCAGGCCTGCGGAGCCTGACGAGGTGCCGCCCACTTCCGTTACCGTGTGCCATATCTGCGCGGCCACCTGCCCGGACAAGTTTGTGCCCGGAGGATAGATCCCGTAGGCGGCGTCATCCCCAAGCGCGCTAAATGGCGTAGACCCGACGCGCACGTCCGCATCCGCGATTTGGTAGTAACCGGGTCCGACGTTGGCCAGAAAGACCAGCCATTGTTCTCGCTTGTTCACGAAGTACCGGCGCGGCGGTGTGAGATAGTCCACGTACCGTCGATACCGGCCGGCTGGCTCGGCAACCACACTGCCAAGTTTGGCGGTGTTGGCTTTCCCGTCTGCCGCTTCCAGGTTTCGCGATTCCGGCGTCTCGCGATTCGTCACGGGGCGCTTGCCCCGGAACACGTTCAACAGCTTTGACAAGATCGGGTCGATGATCTTGAACAGACCGCCCATCGGAATCGTGTTCACGCGCACCACAGCGCCCGGCGCCAGCGTTTCGCCCCACCGGTCTTGCGGCCACTTGACTCCATCAAGGTAAGCCGCGAAGCGCTGAACTTCCATGTCGCGCCAGGTCGGAATCGTGGCGTCCAGGTATTGCTCAAACGTGCCGGCCCAATCTATCGACTCCAGCCGCGTTTCCAACTCGGGGGCAGAGTAGATGTCAATCCGCATAGTAAACAACCCTTGAATATCGCTGTTCGAAATGACGAACCCGAGTAAGGCACGGCCCGGTCGGCTCGTCGGTTTCCAAGATTCTGAGAACGCCTTCTTGATCTCGGATAACGAGCCCAACATGAACGCATACGCGGCCATGCCAAGCGGTGGCCACGTGGCCCGGCTGTGGTCGCTCTGCTGGCACCAAAGAATGGGCTTGCGCCACTCGTGCGACCTCTCGCGTAATGACGGGCATCAGCCCGGGCTTGGCGTCGGCACAACTGGGCAACATGACACCGCCAAACAACTCCACGCGGGCCACGCGAGTTAGCCCCCAGCAGTCGAATTCAGTGGGACCTCGTCCGCCGGCGACGTACCGCGTGGCGAGGTAACGTTGCAGGCTCATAGGTATTTGATACCTGGTGCATTGGTCGCCGTGTACAACTGGCGAGACCACCGCAGATTCAATAGGTCAAAGAACGCTGCGCTCAACGTCGCCTCATCGCCCTCAATCGTGCCGCCCAGCAATTCCATGACATACGGCTTTCGGGCTGGCTGGCTTTTATCGCTTTCCAGATACTCGCGGTAGATGACCTGCACAGGCTGCCCTGACTCTTCCGCAAGATCGAAGTAGCGATCAACGATGGCCGATACGCCGGCGACACCAAAATTCAGCGTCTGACGCCCCGTGTTGTTCTTCGCGGGGAGCGCAACGGAAAGCGAGCCCGCTTCGAACATGACGAACGAGCCAGACACACCCAAAAGCTGGTTTTCAAAACCATCGCAGATTCGAATCGGAGTCTGGCCAGCCACGCTGATTTCCAGCGTGGAGATGATCAACTCGCCAGCGGGCGCGCTTGCGTAGACTTCGGCAAGGGTGCTCATGCTTTCGGCCACTCCCGGTTCATCGCCAGATCAAAAATCTCCGGATTCACCACGAAACTCGGAAGACTTGCCCACTCATCAGGAAGCAGCGGACGTTCCCACACTTCCAAGGTTGCAGAGAACTGCCAGCGATCTGCGCCCCAGGCTATCGGGCCGTTGTAGACGCCAGAAATGCGGCACACCCGCACCGCATAGCCGATGGGATGCCGTAGATAGATGTTGAACCACTCAGTTCCGTCTTTGAGCGTCGCCTTGTACCAAAGCTCGAACAGCCGGGCTTGTGCGCTCGTCATAACCCACGTGGCCGAGCGCATCACCGGCACAGAACTGAATTTCCGGCGTTGCCGAGCGCGGCCGGAATCCATTGTCGTGCGTTGATTGGGGGACGTGACCGCATACTGATTCGGTGCCCACAGGGGCGCGGGAAGCTCTGCGGGGTAGTCGATCGAGGTTTCCATTTTTACCGACCTTGGCGCTTAAGGCCGTATGTGGATTCCAGAGTTTGAGACATCTCACCCCCGCCTTGTATATCGGCAACGAACAGGTCCGCCGTCAAGTTGCCATCGCCATCTCGGCTTTGGGAAACTTGGCCGGCGCGGTCCCGATTCTCAATCAGATTTATCGTCACGCCAGGGATCGAGCCGCTGCCGCCCGTAGCATCCTTGTTGCTGACGACTTCGCCGCGTCGGTTGGGCAGCATGAATTGCTGGCCGTTGGCTGCGTTAAAGACCTCGGGCGCGCCGTTCTCGTTGATGCGGTACATCTTCGCGGCATCTACTCCCCCGCCGTACTGTCGACCGCCACCGCCGACCAGGGCCAAGCCTTCGGCCAGGCCGACCGTTGCGCCGATGCCCGCCATGGCAGGCGCTGAGTTGGCGCCAAACGACGCGAGCGATGCGAAAGCGGCGGGTATAGCCCAAGCCGTAGCCAGTGTGGCGGCCGCCGCTGTGCCGGCCGCCGTCGCCGCCGCGGTGGCCGTCTGGCCCATGATCAGATTTTTGACGTACTGCAAGCCCATCTGAACGAGTGCGCTAACGCCTTGCTTCAGGATGGCGCCCGCCAGTGCCTTGACTGCATCCTCACCGTTGGTAGCGCCAGTCGCAATTCCGACGAGCGTATCAGTTGCTGTAGCGCCCAACTGGTCCAAGCTGGACATGAGAAGCTCGTTCCATCCCGACTGACGGCGGAAGTTCTCTTCTTGCAGTACACGCGACCGTTCGTCATAGGCAGTCTCGGCTTGCGCTTTCAGCTCTAGATAGCGCTGATCTTCCAGAAGCTTCGCTTCGTTCAGCTTTCGGAGGTTCTCGATCTGGGCCTGGAACTCCATTTGAGCGCCGGCAATTGGGTCTGCGTGGCCCAGAAGCTTGCGGTTTTCTTCGGCTTGCGACACTTGCGAGATGGCGCGCGCGAGTCGTTCCACTTCGGCCACTTGCTCAGGCGTGGCAAACTCATTGAGCGCGGCCTTCGCCTTTGCGATTGCCAACTCTTCGCCGGCAAGCCCCGCTTGATATAGCGTGGTTGTCAGCGACTCAATGGTTTTTTGATTCTCCTTGTTGGCCTCGTTGGATTTCTTCGTGGCATCGCCGCCAGCCTTTTGAGCTTGCTCCAACTGGTACAGCGTGGTCGCCAGCTTCTCAGCCTCTTCACGCTCCGGCTTGGTGGCATTGACGCCCAACTTCTGAATCGCTTGCAGGCGCGCGCGGGCCTCTCCGGTCAGCTTGGCAAGCGCGATCTCATCCCGCATGCCTTGCAGCCGCTTGGCAACTTCAGGGTCGGCGGCGGGCGCGGACGGTGCGCCACCTTCAACGCGCTCGCGCGGCTTCTGGTTGGCCAGCTTGTCCTGCAATTCGTAGAGCTTTTGCAGCCGCGTGTTGACTTCGTCTAGATTGGCCTTTTGCTCGACTAGCGACTTGTTGGCGTTACCTAGGTCATCATTGCTGATGTTGACGCCTTGCCCCTGCGCCTTCTTCAGATCAATGATGTCTTTGGTCAGGCTGGACACCATGCGGGACGAGTCGCGCGCCTCTTTCTCAATCTGCTCGATCGCATCACCGACCTGGACGCGGCGAAGCTCAAGCTGCGCTTGCGTGAGGTTGTCCACCGCCGTGGCCAACTCTTCTACGTTGGGTGCGGCGCGCTTGGCGTTGTCGCCGAACAGCAGCACACCGGTAGCCACGCTGGCAACCAGACCAATGAGGCCGGCCGGGCCGCCTAGCAGCGCCAACATGCCAGAGCCGGCCGCAGTCGCGGCACGTTGCGCACCGGCAAGGGCGGTCTGCGCCACGCGGTGCGCATTGGCAGCAGCGGTGGACGCGGCGAGAGAACCGCCAAGACGGACTTGCGCGGCGGCGTGGCCAGCGGCGGCAGCGGCGGCGCGCTCATTGGCAACTGCGGCGGCCAGCGCGGCGGCGGCCTGGGCGCGCGCGGCAAGCGAGGCCTTGGCCGATTCAATGGTGCTCGCGGCCATGTTGGCCAGCAATTTCGCCAGGGCGCCGGCGCCAAGAATGGTCAGCCCCGTGATAACCGTTTGCAGGTTATTGGCGAGCCCAAGCATGGCCTTGGAAAGCAGTTGCGTGGCGCCGCTGGACTTGTTCGCTTCGCCAACGATGGCCGACAGGTTGTTGCGCAGCGCCGTGAATGCGTCCTTGACCGTGGTGGCCATGCCATCCGCGGCGGCCTTGTTATCGTCCAGTGACTTGCGCAACCCTTCGGTCAGCATGCGCGCGGTCAACTCGCCGCTGACGCCCATCTGGCGGATTTCCTGTGCACTACGGCCCGACGCGGCGGCCACATCGTCAATGACGGTGGGTATGGCCGCAAGGATCGTTTCCCAGGCGTCGGCTTCAACCTTGCCTTTATTGAGTACCTTGCTGAATGCGTCCGTCGCCCCGCGCGCCCGGTCCACGCTCGTCGCGTTCTTCACGAACGAGTAGGAAAGTGAGTCGGTCACATCAAGCGCCGATTCCGTTTCGTAACCCATCGCCTTAAGCGAGGCCGACGTACGAACGAATACCTCTTGCGCTTCGGACAGCGAGCGATACGTCTTGTTCGCGGTATCCAACAGGCGCGTCTGCACCATGTTGAACTCGGCGGTGTTCGATGTGGCCATCTGAACCCGCTCGGCCATTTCGTTGTACGCCTCGGCCATCTGGATCAGGCTGGACACGCCTTGAAGCGAGATAAGCCCCGCCAATACGCCAGAGAATCCCTTGAGCGCAGACGACGAAACAGATGCCTCGCGTCCCAAACCCTTGACGGCCGCAGCCGTCTGGGTCATTTGGAACTGCGCCTGGTTGGCCGCCTTATCCGTTTGGCCAAAGCGCTTGTTCATCTTGTCCAGCGCCGAATCGACGTTGGTGGAGCTATTGACGAGCTTCGACGTGTCGGCTTCTACCTCGTAGTAGATCGACCCGACATTCATTCCGCCTGCCATCAGTGAACCCCTTTAGCTGCCTTTCGCTTTGCTTCGATCTTGTCGAACCACGCCATCGTGGCGTTGTGTTCCTCTTTCGTTGGCGCCCTTGCGCCAGGTGCATTGCTTTCGGCCGGCGGAAACTTAGCCCGCAATGCGCCGACCAACCCCGTCATCGTCAGATTCCAGGCGTCCCGCTCCGACACGCCTAGATGGGCCATAGCAGTGGCCACATGGTCCCTGGCCAAAAACTCCTTCACATACACTGGCTCGTCGTCACCCGGCCGCCTTGGCATCGGGGGCAATGCGCCCGTAACGCCGTGCTTCAACAGGCAGCGCGCAAGCGGAACCACATGCTCTGCCGGAGCCACGCCTGGCACGTATTTAAGCGCCCCGGAAGTGGTCTCGTACGTCCCAAACAATGACGACGGGTCGACGTCATCAACCGCACATGCATAAATGACGCCCAGAGCCGCCTGAAACAACCGGCTCGCCTGGGCGTCATCCTCTGCCCCACCCATGACCGTGGCGAAGGTTTCGACTATCTCGACCGGATCCCCCAGCCGAGACATCGCGTACAAGGAGGGGCGTAGACGCACCACCCGCTCCCCCGCGTACACGCCGACTTCGCCAATTTCGGTCAGGATCATGGGTTAGGGCGCCGTGACGGTCACCGGAACGGTCACGCTCACCGACGGGCGCGCCGCGCTGGTGATCTTGACGGTGGTGGTGCCTTCAGTCACGCCAGTGACCAGGCCGACATTGCTGACGGTAGCAACGGCCGGCGCCGCGCTTTCGTACACCAAGCCCGAAGCAGCCCCGGACGGCGAAACGGAGGCCGTCAGGGCCTGCGTCGCACCTTCGTCAACCGATACCGAAGTGGGCGACACATTGATAGCTTGCACCAACGGCACAACGGTCAGAGCAATCGTGTTGGTCACTGCCGGCGCCACGCTGGATGCCGCGGTGATCGTGACCGCGCCGGCCGAAACGGCCAGGATCTGGCCAGTAACCTGGTTGACGGTTGCCATTGCGGGGTTGGACGACGTCCAGCGCAGACCTTGCGGCGCACCGACCGGCAGGACGATGCCTTCCGCGTCGAACGACTCACCCACCGTCAGGCTCAGGGTGGACGGGATGACCTCCACGCTCGTCGGATCCGCGGCGTCCGGGTTGGGCGTGTCTTCGACGATCAGGCCGTAGTCGCTGCCCGTGGCGCTCGCTTCCAGGCTGAACGTCACTACGTCGTCAAACGGAGCGCTGCGGCTCATGTTCGACACCAGCATGAACGCCGTGAACGTCAGATCCGGAAACGTCATGCGCATCCAAGCCACAGGCTGGCCGCCGGTGGCATCGGGTCGCGCAACGTGTTTCGTGATCTCGATCAGATTTTCCGAGCCGGTCCCGGACGCCTTGGCCGTGCCGTCGCCGGAAATGCTGAGCGTCTGGAAGGTGGCGATGTTCTCGCGCAGAGCCCCGACCGAGTCGTCAGCCGTGGTATCGGCGGTTTCCCATTCCAGGGTGAATTCCTTCGTGCGGAGAGCGGCAAAGCGCTTCCAGTCGGTTTCAGCGGGCAGTTGGTCGCCGCAGCCGATGTGGTATTCCAGGACCACGTCACGGCCAACATACTTCTGGTTCTTGCAAGTAGCCATTAGTGGCCTCCTTAGATCAAGTGAATTGATCCGGGGAGGCCGTTTTGTCAGGGGGGCTAATGCGTGCCTGACCTGCGTGCCCGGTACTGATAATGCGTTACTTCTTAGCGCCCTCTTGGGCCTGGAGCCACCGCTCCCATGCAGCGATTGCCGCTTTCAGCGCCCGCAGAAGGTTGCGGTGCAGTTCAAGTGTCACCAGATTCATTTGTTCCTCGTCTGAGAAGTGCTTCGTATTCGAATCGGCTGAGCTGGCATCCGCATGTGTCGCAACGGAACTGAATCGCAGGAATGTCGAATAGAGAAAAACTTGCCGAGATTGCGTAATGTCCGCATGGTTGGTCGGGAACAATGACGAACCGCTTCACGGCATCGCCCCAACATGTGATGTCAATCTCCATCAGCATCTCACCTCAAAATCAAGCGAGTACCAGGGTCGGTTCTCGCTCGTGTAGCCGGGGCCGACGGCTTCGCCGACCGCGCGCACGGACGCAGCGCCGCAGGGCGACGAATCGCCTAATGCGGCCTGGGCCAGTGATTCCATGGTTTGTTCGATAGCGACGACATGCTTGCGCCCGTCTCGCGGGCCTAGCAGGATCACTTTGAAGCGGATAACGCGGTCTTCGACATTCGGAGCGGATCCACCCATTTGCTGAACTGCGCAAATGAACACGCCGCTGACGGATGGGCTATCTACCCACATCCCGCGGCTGTACTGGTATCCGTCGCCCACAACCGCTTTGAGCCAATCAGTGAAGGCGTCAAACACCGTAAATCCTTTTGAGAATGGCCGGCACCGCGCCCTTGATCTGATCAAAGCCCTTGGTAAGGAATTCGGGCTCTGCGTTGGGGTCCCAGTAGTTGCCGTTGCCTGTGCCGCCTCCGAAACCCACGCCTGCGCGCGTCGTGCCGAAGTCGGACCGGGGCTTTCCCTTGAGCTTCCCGGATGCTTCGTGAACCGCCGCCGCATAGGAGGCCGTGTAACCGACCGAGCCGGACACCTTTCCTTCCTTCACGTCTATCTGTGGTGCGTACTGGCTATTGATCAGGTTGCTTGAGTCGATCGGTGTAATCTGGGCGGCCATTGCCGAGCCCTGCGACAGCGTCTCGTAGACGGCGCGCTCGGTCTTGCCTTCGCCAATCTCCTTCACTGCGATGCGAAAGCCGCGCTTGACGCGCTCGATGCCCTTGACCGGCACGTCAGGTCACCAACTTGAAATCCGGCTCTTCGCCGAAGAAGGACATATCCCAATTCGTCACCGAACGGATCTCTTCCCAGCCGTTCGAACCGTCAAAGCTGATCTGATCCAGGTACTTCGGGCGCTTGTCTTCGGTGAAGATGATGTGCTGCGACAGGAACTCCGCCCCGCGCGCCCCACTCTGCCCGCCCGACTCGCGCTCCATCTTGCTTTCTGCCGTCCAGGTGCAGGCGATATCGAACTCAGGGCCGTATACCGTTTCGCCGGTCATCATGTCGATCGACACGAACGGCCGCACCGTCGCGATGTTCGTATAGCTCCAGTTGGCGGTAGCGCTCATTCTTGGCACCCGCCCTTGGCGATCCACATGCCCGCAAACGCCTTCTTGGTCGGATCAGGCGGGATCAGCTCGGAAGCGCACCCGTACTTGTCCAGGCCGCGTAGCAGCGACAGCGCGCCGCTCCATCGGTCGGCGAATCCCTGATACCGGAACGAGCGCGACGCCCCGCTGGGCGCCGTCTGGCTGCTGATGTAGCGATCCCCCTGCCCTAGGCCCATCAGGCTCAGCAGGTACAACTGGATCAGCAGGGCCGTTTCCGGCGTGTAATGCTCATCCAGACATTCCTGGATGCTGTTTGCCTGGGCGACGAGCGCAGTCAGGACGAAATCCGGCAGGACGATCCCCTGGCCTTCCAGATACTGCTTGGCTTGGTCGATCGTCACCATATCCAGACCTCAAAATAGAAATGGCCCCACCATCAGGCAGGGCCAAAAGAAAACCGCCCGTAGGCGGTTAGTTGGCGGCAGGCTTCAGCGGATCGCCGTCGGGCAGCAGAGAAATCAGTTCTTCAGCGCTTTTCCGGCCGTCGTACTTGATACCCAGCTCTTTCAGGCGGTTCTTGACGTCGCCCTTTTCCTGATCGGCACCACCCGAACTCGCACCGGGCGTGGCCGGCACCAGGGACACAGCGTCATCGGCCTTGCGAACGCGCGTGCGATACAGCGGATGGGCGGCCTGGTCGGGCGTGAGCTCGATCACCGCGCCAGGCAGCATCACTTCGGCACCAATGATCTTGCGCAGGAGGATGTACTTGGATTTCGCCATGCATCCCCCTTATGCCGCGCTGGCGTACAGCACGCCGCTACGGCCCTGCGAGTCAGCCTTGACCTGCAATCCCGAGGCACCCCACACCAGCACATGCCAGTCGTCCATCGGCGTGACGCGCGGGATCGGCGTGGTGGTGACGGGCATGCCGACGACCGGGCGGATGTACTCGCTGGACAAGATGATGGCCAGGAATTCATTGCCGGTCACGGTGTCCGTGCGCTTGAAGCCAGCCACACCGGGGATGCGTTGCAGGCCTTGGAGGATGGTTTCGACGTTGCTGGTGCCCGGGTTGGCGATACGCAGAAGGTTGAACCAGATCTCGTCCGAGATGTAGAACGTGACATTGCCAACCGCGTTGTTTCCTTGGCCTTGGAGCGCTTGCAGTGCGGCGACGAAGGCGCCCCATGCCTGCGCAAAGGTCAGCGTCGGGCTGGTCAGATCCACGTTCAGGCCGGCGGCGCCCAAGTCCAACGCGATGGTGTTCGGGTTGTTCTTGATACCGTAGGCTTGGTAGTTCTTGTACGTCAGGTCGGGCGTGCCATCGACGAAGTTGTCGACGGTGCGCTTGCGAACAAAGCGCGTAGCCGCGGCTTGGTCATCCAGCAGAGCGTCGTAGCCTTCCGAGCGCATTCCTTCCAGCTCGCGCCAGATGCGGCCGACTTGCGTGGAGTGAACCAGAACGATTGCGCCGTCATAGTCGAAGCTGACGTGGTTCACCGGCTTGCGGTGCTGCCCGTCGATGCTGGACCGGACTTCCAGCTCATCCGCGCCGTAGCGGCGGTATTCGCTGACGATCTTGCCGATGTGGACGTTGCGCGCCAGGGGCATCAGGTCGTTCAGCAGGACGCCGCCTTCATCGGACAGCATCAGCGTCTTGGTCTGCGTGTCGAAGTCACGCCACACCTCGCCGGGGATGCGCGCCTCGTTCACTTCCAGGCCGGCGGCCTTCATCAGGCCGGTTTCGTGGTCCCAGTTCGCGGTACGCGCGTTCACGATGAACTGGTGCTGCTTCTTGAGGCCGGAATTCGCTTCCAGGCCCTTTTTGTCTACGTAAAAAGCCATTTTCGGCCTCCTTAGCGGATCTTGATCGGGACCAACTGGTCCAGCGTCGACGTGGTCGGGGTCGTGCCGGGGAAGGCATTGGCCGGATCGTCGATGTACGCATGGATCGGGTCATCAGTGACGGCCAGAGCGAAGCGGCCATCGACGTTGATCGTCAGGGGCACATCATCGGCAATCGCGACGCCGGCCACCAAGCGGCCAGCCATCAGATCGGCCGAGCGCGGGGTGTACAGACGCATGGACGAGCCGCCGCCAACCTGGTTGTCATCGACGGAGCCGTGCAACTGCTCGCCGATCAAGTACCAGAAATCCCGCTCGCCAGTGATGCCCTTCTGGACGGTCATATCACCGGCGGCAGAGGTGATGGTGACCGCCGTACCAGGCAGAAAGGTTCCCGTGGTCGGCGCGTTCACTTCGCGCGTTTCGGGCGTGGTGCGATGAACGCCGCCACGGTAAATCTTGTTCCATTTCACAGCCATGATCTGGGCTCCTTATTCCGGGACTTCGTCAAAGCGCGGCTTGCCGGAATCGGCAACCTGGCCGTTGGTGATCGGCGCCGCGGTGCCCAGCGCCTTGAACATCGCGTCCAGAGGCTCGCCGGACAGCGCATTGGCGACGATGTCACCATGCACGGCGGCCACGGCCTTGCGCTTTTCGGCCTCTTCGGCCTTGGCGTTGGCGGTCAAGGAGTCGGACAACGCCTTGTGGTTGGTCTCCAGGCCCTCAACCTTGGCGGTCAGCGGCTTGAGTTGTTCCGCCACGTTGGCGGCGACGGCTTTGCTGATGTCGTTGGTCAGCTCGGCCTTTTCTTCAGCGGTCAGAGGCATATTGCCCTCCAGAGTGTTATCAGGCCGAGCCTGATGGTTGAAAATTCGTTTGAAGCTGTTCACCACGGTGGTGACCCAGGATTCCTTGCGGACGACGGGAGACCCGACATCATCGAAGACGATCTTTCCGCCTTCGGTGGCGTAGCCATAGACTTCGGCCACATCGCCGTTACGCACCAGCACCGCCTGTTTCTCGGTGAAATCGGCAACCCATACGTAATCCTCGGAGCCCGAAGCAAAGCGGGCCTTGGCGGCGGCTTGGATGCGGCTCTCGCGCTCGCGGAACGATTCGCCTACCAGCGCGCCGGCATTCACATGGAGCGGCTTGGCTTGGTCAGCGTTGACCATCAGGCCCACGCCCTGCTCGGGGGTGGCGGCGCCGACCTCATCCAGCAGAATCGCGTCGTGATCCATTCCGTGGATCTTGGCGATCCATTCGTATTCGCCAGCGTCGTGATTCGCATCCAGCTTTTCGAGGAATACCGCCACACTGGTATGGATGGGCGGGACGTCCTCACCGCGCTCCAGCGCCTCTAGGCGCTCAAGCAGTCGCTTGCCCCCTTCGCTCTGCCCAGCCACCTCAACATCGATCCACTTTTCGACGTAGATCCGGCTTCCCGACTTCTTGACGTTTCGGTTCCATGCGCCAACGTGGCCGACATTGATACCTTCGGGGCTGAAGGCAGATACGAAGGCGCCATCCACTTGGGGGTGGCCTAAAGGCGCGAGGGTGCCTTCCAGCTTCTTGAAATGGGCGTCAATCTCGCTGGCCGGGTACAGCCCGCCGTTCATCACGACGTCGGCCGGCAGCGTGTAGCTTGGGACCACCCAATGCTGGCGACCGTTGTGCGTCTCCCGCCGAATGGACTTAGCGTTCACCTGAGTGGTGACATTGATCTGCATGCGACTGCCGGCACCGCCGGAGTTCACTTGCAGCACAACGGCGACTTTCTCGACGCCACGCGCACGCATGCCGATTGCCCGGGCGATTCGTTTCAGATTCATCATTCCTCCGTCCAAGTGCCGTTGCCCTTGGCTTTCATGACCTGGTAGTTTTTGCGCGCTCGGTCGATGATGGCCGGCACGAGAGGCTCGCCCTTGTCGTCCACCAGAACAGACACTTGGCTGCACTTGCAATTGATTGCGTTCGCATCACGCGCGTACCACTCGCGGGTTTCTTCGCTGGTGAACAGCTTCGCGTGCCGGCGGGCATGCGTCAGGCGCGTGGTCGGGCTAAGCGCGGACATGTGCATCAGCTTCGCCTGGGTGCCGTAGTCTTCCTGGGCCTGGTCTTGCTCGTCCCAGCGGGCGCGGCGGAGGGCCATCGGCACTTCAGTACGTGCGATGCGGTGACCGCGGCGGGCTTCTATGCCCGTCTGCTCCGTCAAATTCCTGGCGATGTCGCGCGGGTTCAAGCCCCGGCCGATACCGTCGGACAGGATGCGAGACATGTCCGCCTTGACCTGACCGGACAGACCTTTCATTTCTTCAAACTGGCGCGCTCGCACCAGGGACAGACGCGCTTGGTATGGCTCGGATCTGAGCAACGCTTGCAGAGAGTCACGCCCCGCCTTGTAGGCCGGCGACTGCTGGCCAAGGTTGGCGAACTCCTGCGCTGTGCCGCGCTGGTACGCCACGCCCACATAGGACTCAAACAGCCAAAGATTGCGCTCGCCACCTTCCAGCAGGATCTCGTCGACCAAACGGTCTGTGTCAGCGAAGATCGACGACAGCAGCGCCTGATCAAGCCTGAACGTGTAGCTCTTGTTCACGACCGGCTCGGCCGGGATGCGGCCAAGCGCCTCAACGTAGCCATTCCGAACTCGCCGCATGCGACGGTCAAAGTCCTTCATGGCGCCCCGCTCCAGCCGATCTACCCCTGTCGGGTCTGCCTGATTACTCGGCAGGATCGGTGATCGGGCCATCGTCGTCCTCGTCGTCCTCATCTGGCAATGGCTCGTCGTCCCGAGCGTCGTAGCCGGCTGCCTCGCGAATCTCGGTCGCGGTGAACACCTCGGCGCCGGAAGCCTGCGCTGTCTGGTTGATCTCGCTCATCAGCTTGGCGTTGCCCAGCTTGTCGGCCTGCGTGGCTTCGGTCAGGTCGTCCCACATCACCGTGTATTCGGCGATTTGCTTGACCACGCCGATGCGCGTCAGGTGCTCTACCAGGTCGTGGATTTCCATACCCAGGTCGGCACGCCGCGATTGGCACCGGGCATTGAAGTACTTCTGGTCTTCCGAGCTGGCGCGCTCGCCGGTCTGCATACCAACCAGTATCTTGCTGGGGATATCCAGCGCGGCACCGGCCGTTTGCAGGTTCACGTTGTAGGTCGGGCCAGGGTCGGCAACGGCGGTAACCAGCGGATTGACCGTAGCGCCCTGCGTGACCAGCAAAGCGTCATTGCCTCGATTGACCTCACGGGCCGCCTCATTGAAACGGGCCTGCAACTGGTCCAGCGAAACACCATAGGCCTGCGCGATGTTGCCTAGGTCCACTTCCTTGTCATAGCTGACCGACAGTTGCCGGGAAGCGTTCTTGAGGAACGATTCGCCCGATCCACCTTCAACCTTTTCCAAAGAAACAAAGGCGTTGTAGGCCGGCTCCAGGAAACCGATGGCATCACATGAGGCATCGCCCAGGATGAAAACGCGGTCGGGGTGGATGTCCACCTTGCGCCCAGCATTTCCTTCCATTCCGTACTCGGTGTACTGCCACTTGGTGACAGCGCCGTATCCCTCATCCTGGGCGTTGGTGTTGAACCCTGCCGGCTTGAGGCTTCCTGCCCAAGTCGGGATCATCTTGACCAGTTGCGAGCCCTTGCGCTTGATGGGCTCATCCCAGCGGCCGCTGTCGCGCACTTGCAGCAACAGGCCCGAGTAACGACCCACCAGACGGCGTTTGTCGGCCTCGGCCACCGAGCGCCAGAACTTCGGCGTGAAGACCTGCTTGTTACCGCGCTCCCATGCGGTCTCATCGGTCGCGTTGTCCTGGTCGTCGCCCTCGATCACCCAAGGATTCGTCTTCCAGCACGCGGACGTAATCTTGCCGATGGCGCCGTGAGCGATACCGCCGCGACGATACAGCGCGTAGAAATCGGCAAACCCGATCTCTTCGGGGAAGCCATACTCACACCAAGCCTGGGGCCGCTTGTTGTCGATCCCCGAGCCGCCCAGCAGTCCCATGCGAGCGCGGGCGATCTGCGCCTGGCTCAGTGCGGCATTCACCGCCAACTGAAGCTGTTCGCTGTTGTTCGTGTCTGACATGCTCATTCCGATTTGAGAATCAGGCCGGGCCTGTCGTCGTGGCGCACCAGTTCAACGCTCGATTGATCCGGATCACGCCAGACGGCTGTACCTTCGGCACCGGCATGCTCGACAGCCACGGTGCGCGCGCACGAGACGCACTTCGCCCGCACGACCATGGACTTGCCACTGTCGCGCTGCGTGACCTTGAAAATTGCCATTTACCGTCCTGGGAGAAGCATGCCGACGGCGCCGCGGCGCTTGATCAGCGGCCCCAGCGCGTAACGTGTCGCGTCTATGTAGTGATTGTTTTTGTCTACGATATCGGTGAGAACATCGCCAGTCAGGCGGTCCACCTTGTAGCTGTAGGTCCTGGCCTCGTGCAGCGTCTTGACGCAGCGAGGATGGATGATGATTTCTTTGTAGCTGCGAAGATGGCTGATGCCGTCCTCAACGCTGCCCTTCCACTTCTCCACGCCAACGATTCTAGGCAGCGCCAGGCGCGTGCCGTTGCCGTTGCTCTTTACGTGGCTGATCGTCTCCGGCCTGGCTGAGTCAGCGCGCACCGTGTGGCGCTCGACGCCCGGCAGACGTTCGATCATGAACTTGGCAATGTCGTCGTTTTCCAGGCCAACCTTGCCGGCCTCGTACTCGATATAAAGCCTTTGGTCATGAATGCCGCACCGCACGCCAGCCGTCGGGTCCTGAGAGAACCCCCAATCAACGCCGAAATACGGCCCATCGAACTGGTCGAACTCAAATTCCGCGACCCGGTACTTACCTGCCAGGATCTGCGCTTCACTGTTCTCGCGATACGCGCCGTCCCAAATCCAGGCATATGTCTGGTCATCCAGCCGATCGCGGTCATCCAGCCGTTCCTGCTCAAGTTCAGCAGGGAACCAGGGGTTGTCCGTGTAATTGAGCTCGACAATCTTGGCGCCGGTCGGCGGATTCTTGCGAAACCGTTCATCCGTGGGGCTGCCATCCTTCTCCGGGTTCCAGGTGATCCAGATTTCGGAGCCAGATTCGCGGACGGTGGGGGCCAGCTTCTGCCAGGCGATCTTGCTGACGCTTTCGGCCTCATCCACCCAAGCTATAAGGATGCGCGCCTTGGATTTGATGCTGTCCACGTTGTGACGAAGGCCGGCGAAGACGTATGAAACGCGGCGGTTCTTGGTCCGGACGTACTTCTCACCAATTTCAAAGTAGGCATCAAGCCACGGCACCGAGCGAATTGCCTGTTTGACCTCCTCCATGGAGGAATCTTCCAGGCTATTCATGAACTCCCGGCCGCATAGGATCACGCCCGACGCGCCAGCCTCCGCGAACATGTACGCACGCACGGCAGTCATCAATGCGAATGAGCGGGTCTTCCCAGATCCTCGCCCGCCGTGCGCTCCCCGGTATCGGGCCTGTCCGCTGAATACCGGAATCAGCTTCGGCGGTAGCTCAATCCTCGCTCTTTCGGACATCGGGCGCTACCAGCTCTATCGTCGTGGGCATCGTCGGGATTGGCCCTCCATTGGGGCCACTGTGCTCGATCACTTGCTTGTCCAAGCCAAGGAGCTTTGCCTTTCCCATCGTGGCGGCAACCGCTGCGGACGATTGAACCGATTCCGCAGTTAGGGCAGCTTGCCGGGCTTCTTCCAGCTCGCACAGCAGATCATCCACTGTCAACTTGTGGCGCTCCGCGTGGGCAGCCTTCAATTCCGACACCCTTACCGAAACCTTACCGTGTGCCAGTAGTTCACTGGCCTTCACTGCAACCACAGCAGGCTTCATCTTCTCGGCGCTGTATGTGCGCCGGTAGGCTTCGGAAGCATTGCCCGTTTCCACGTAAGCAAGGGCAAAGGCCTCCTGCTTTGGGGTCAGGGCCATCTATATTCCTTAGTGTGAATTGCGCGCCCCTACCGCCATGACCAAGCCCCGGGAGATGTGGGGAACGGTATGGCGCGCTGCTGGTGTTGTTTCGGACACTTGCCAGCTTGTCCGGGCAGCGGTGCGCGGCTTGGCCTATGACCTGGCGGTCGGAACGGCCGATGCGCACCATCCTGCGCTTTGCCAATAACTCAGATTTCTGCCTGTTCGTTATGCAGGTTCTGGGAGATAGCAAGCAAAAGGTCCGGAGTGACGGACACAGTAATGGTCAACGTCGTGACGTCGTTCAATTCGCTTCCCAGACTAACGTTGTTCAGCGGCAAGGCACTGGATATTCCCAGCGCAGAACGGATGCTCTTGTACAGATCGCGACCAATGATTTTTCGCGAGCCGGAGCGACTAGCGTTCCACTGCTCAAGCCACAACGCCTTCTGTGCCTCGGTCACATCGCTAGGCCAACCGAGATGCGCCTGAGCCTGACTAAAGCCTTGCGGGCCGCGCGTTCTCTGTACAGGCGAAACCATTGTCAGCCCTCAAAAAGTAAAGCCCCGGCGCTATGCCAGGGCTTCGTTTGTTCAGGGCGCAATGGCCCGGACGTATTGTGATGGTTTCTGAAATGCTTTTCCAGAAGTCGATGTTATGGTTTCCCACCAGTATTCAACATGGACGCGGCTTTCTACCTCGTCTCGGGTGCTGGCTATCTGCCCGGATTCCTCCAGCGCGACCAGAACGCGCCACACGCCGGTACGCACCACGGCGCGCTGGCGCTGATCGGCTCTAGGCGCCACGTGGTTGATGATCTGTCGCATCTTGAACCGACGCCCCGGGAAAGCCCCCAGCAGGTCGATAACTTCGTGTGCGTACTTCATTCGAACATCCTCCATACCTGCTGCTTAAAACTGCCCAGCGCCACCTTGTAGTACGGCAGCGCGATACCTATCACGCGGCACGCCTTGTCCTGGCGAAGATGCGCCGGCAGATCGCCATACTCGTTGCGGCGCGTGTACTCGGCCTGGATCACGCGCTGCTCCGCCAGAGGCAGCGCCTCATACAGGCGGTTCACCTTGCGCGCGCGGTCATGGTTCACGGGGATGCGCGGGGGCTCGTCGTCGCCCTCGTGGCCTGGCTCTGCGGGGAAGGCGCACACCGCCGGCTCGTCGTGCACCGGTCGACCCGGACCGGGCCACTCCCCCTCCCATTGCGAGCGCGCCCAGTTGTGGATCTCGTCCTCCACCCACCGCGGCAGACTGTTATCCATTGGCCACCTCGTACCGGCTGCACTTCTTCCCGTAAGGCTTGCCTTTCAGGCAGCGCGTGACCGTGTCGCCGATGAAGGGCGTTTCGATGGTCTTGGCATGCGCGCAGCCCTCGCACGATCGTTTCAGAGCGGCCTGCTGACGGCTCATCACCACCTGCATCGGGTCGCGGAACTCCCATTTGCGTAGGTCTTCCATCAGAATTCCTCCACTTGCCAGCCGCCGCCGTCTTTCTTGGCGCGAGCCTTCACGGCGATGAACTTGAAGGGGTACATGTCCGCGGCGATCTTGATCTTGGCGCGCGCGTCGTCTTGCCAGAAGCCCTTCACCTCGTGAAGCTGGATCTGGCCGTCAGGTGCCATCACCGCGAAGTCGGGCGTATAGAACGTGTTGTCAGCCAGGCGGAACTTCATCCCCTCGAACTTGTGCCAGAGGATTCCGCCCACCGCCTGAAGCTGGCCCAGATAGTCGGCATACGCTTGCTCGGTCTTGTTGAGTTGGCCGGTCTTGAGCCGGCCTAGTGCGTAGGAGCGATTCATTCCTGCGCCTCCTGTTGCCGTAGGTACGCCTCAACATCTTTGCGCGTCGGGATCTTGCGGCCGTTCTCAGTGGCAACCTTGATCCAGTACTCCACCACGTACAGGTCATACACGCGCCACAACCGGGCGTAGACCTTTCGCCCCATTAGGCCGGTCGCAATAGATACAAACACCAGCATCCCTAGGGCAACGAGGAAACCGGCCGCTGCCATCACTACCGCTCCGATGATCAATGCCGCCTGAGTCATACACCCACCTGTGCACGAAGGACACGGAACGGATCGAACATGCCGGGCACGTAGCCGCTACGAACCAAGCCAATCGTCGAGGCCACGTGTTTCAGCGCCTTCTTACGATCCCGCTCGTTGATGATGGGCATTTCTGGCTCATCCGGGGCTTCACCCGCGCCAACCGCGTAGATATGCGATTCGTAAGTAGCGAATTGCCTCACTTCCGGGCGGCGATAGACCACGCAATCCGCCATCAGAAGAACCAGCGCATTTCGAACGCTGACCTTGCTCAATCCCGTGGAGGCGGATATCTCGGCAATGGTCTGCAAGTCCTGCATCTCCAAGGCCGCGAGCACCACCCGCTTATTGCCTCTGCGATTGGCAGGAATCATCGGATTCATGTTTTTGGTGGTCATATCAGTCCCTCAACTGGCTGTATTTCGGCTTCGGTTTGAATTGCACGGCGTTGCGCGCTTCGATCACGGTTTGCTTATCGGCATCCAGGAATCGCGAATGCTGACCCTGGAACGTCAGGAAGACTTCACCCAGCGGCCCCATGCGCTGCTTGCGGATAAGGATCTCGGCCAAGCCCTTGAGCGGGCTGTCAGGCGTGTAGTAGTCGTCGCGGTAGGCCATCAGAATGACGTCGGCGTCCTGCTCGATAGCCCCAGACTCGCGCAGGTCGCTCATGAGCGGACGCTTGTCGACGCGCTTCTCAACCTCGCGCGAAAGCTGGGAAAGCAAGATGATTGGGCAGCCCAACTCACGGGCCAGAAGCTTCAGCGCGCGGGTGATTCCGCCCAACTCTTCGTTGCGGTTGCCGCCTTCCCCCTGCATGAGTTGCAGGTAGTCGATGACGATCAGGTCCAAGCGCTTATGGCGCTGGCGCACCTTCCGTGCCGCGATTCGAATGCGCGAAGCGTTCGCCAAGCGGGGATCGTCCGCGATGACCAGCTTCTGGTTCTCCAGGAGCCCCAACGCTGAAGTCAGCCGTGTGAAGTCACTCTGGCTGAGCCGGCCCGTGCGCATCCGTTGGCTGTCGATTTCTCCGAAGCGCGACACGCTACGCTCGGCGAGTTGACGCGAAGCCATCTCCAGGCTGATGACGAAAGCCACCTTCCCGTCGATCGCCACGTTCTCAGCGATGTTCACGGCCAGGGTCGTCTTACCCATGGACGGCCGGCCAGCGACAATGATCAAATCCCCGGGCTGCAATCCGCACGTCTGGCGGTCCAGGTCTTCGAAGCCGGTCGACAACCCCGAGACTTCGCCGCCGTGTTCCATCCGCGCCTCAAGCGCCTCCAGGACACCGGGAAGCAATTCGCCGATCGGCTTTGGGTCTTCCCCGGCTTCGCGCGTATCCGCCAATGCCATGGTCATGCTGGTCGCGCGCTCGATCAGGGCGGATGCCTCGCCCGCCTCATCAGCCAACGCGGCGATCTGCTGGCCTAGAGTCTGCAAGTCACGGCGGATACGGTGCGCCCGAACGATTTCGGCATAGCGCCTGATGTTGGCGCTGCTCGGCGTGTTCTGCGCGATCGCGTTCAGATACGCAATGCCACCCGTCTGGTCAGAGTCACCGGCCGCCTGCAAAGCGTCATGCACGGTCAGGACGTCAGCCGGCATGCCGCGATCTAGCAACATCGACGCTGCGCCGAAGATCAACCGGTGATCATGGCGGTAGAAGTCTTCCACGGCCACCCGGCCATCCAGACGTTCCCAAGCGCTGTTATCCAGCAGCAGGCCGCCAAGGATTGATTGCTCGGCATCCACGGAATGCGGCGGTACGCGCACGGCTTCGGCGCTCATGCTGCCTCCCTATTTGCTTGAGCAAGCTGGGCCTGCAACCCGACAGTTGTGAGCTCGTAAACGAGCGAATCACCATGTTGTTTGGCGTACCAAAGCCGATAGAAATTTCGCTCCACAAAGTTCTGGAAATGCTGTCTCCAACGGGCTTGTTGCTTCTTCTCGTTCTTGCCGCCAGGCAAAAAATCACGTTTGAATTCGGCCCAGCACAAGTTCACAAAGTCGACGGGCAAACCGGATTCTTCGATGTAGCGTTCAAGCGGCGCGTAGCCGCTGATGGCTCGTTCCCCAGCGGTATTGCAACGGTCCAGGAACGTCCGCAGGGTCATCCGCTCAGCCTTGACCTGTGACTTCTGCTCAGCGAGCGTCCCGACACTCCCCCCTGCCAAGGGGGGTTGGGGGGGGTTTGTAGTTTCAGTAGTTGAAGATGAAGCAGAAGATGAAGGGGTTGGAACTTGCTTGGACGGGTGGTTAAGGTTTTGGTTAACCTTCCCTTCAACCTTCGACCCAACCAAACTAGGATTCCCCCCCTTTTTTCCAGCTTCAGCACGAACGTTGCGGAGGTGTTCGTCCTTAACCATCCGACGGGAATAAATGCAACCATCGTCGCTGACAGACGGCACGCCAGCTTCTTGCAATTCGGCCAGCAGCTTGGCGTAATCCTTATCCGAGATTCCAACCAAGCGAGCAACTTGCTCGGCCTTCATGGGCTTGCCGTTGATCGACATATGACCGTACGGCTCGCACTCGTGCATCAGGCACATCATTTCGTGCCACAAGCCACGGGCTGCCAGAGAGCAGCTTTGGAGGGCTGCATCTTTGCGCCAGTCAGCGGGATAGAACTGGAATGCGGGGCGCTTCATTGACGTGCCCCTTTGATCTGTTTCCAGCAAATGCCGCAGAAGTACTTGGTGGCGTCGCCCATGCTGTTTACGCGGCTGCATGCCAGGTGCATGTAGTCCACGACCTGATGTGCCGGTAGCCTCTGGACGAACACACGGACCGACTGGCGAAACTTTGGAGTGAAGCTGTACCCGCTAAAGTGAATGCGAAAGGCGCTTTCAACCTCGTCGATATGCTCCTCTTCAAGCTTGCGCTGAGACTTGATAAGGCGGTCAAAGGCCTTCACCTGTGCCAACTTCTCCGCAGCGATTTCGGATTGTGTAGCCAGACTTTCCGGGATCGAAGACAGCAGACCAGCAGACTTTCCACGGTTGCAGTCAAAGCAGGCCGTGATCAGGTTGTGCATAGCGTTCGTTCCGCCGGCGGCGACCGGAAGAACATGGTCGACTTCCAAGACAACGGCGGGCGGTGTGCTGCCGCAGTACTGGCATTTGAAGACGTCACGCTTGAACACTTCGAAGCGGACCTTCTTGCTCAAAGCTTGCCGTTTGGATTTACACGGTTCATTGGTCATGTGATAATTACCTCGCTCAAGTAGTACCCAGGCCGCTCGTCACAGCGGCCTTTTCTATTTCGTCGTCACCCTTCACTAGGCGGCGCAGCGGCTCAACGGCCCGCTGGTAGTGCAGCTCCACTTCTGCCGGCCACTTGCCCAGCTGCATCAGCGCAGCACGCGTTGCATCCACGTATTCCCATTCACGCTTCCAGCGCTCAGCGCGCGGAATTCCGCCTTGGTCGTGTTGGCGGTGCAGATCGGGGTTCAGCGGGAAGCAAAGGCTGTCGCACACCTTCAGGCGTTCGCCCTTTCCCAGGTTCACGTGGCATGCCTGCGCGGGCTTGCCGGTCACCAGGCAGCCCAGCGCGGCAACGTTGCGGCGGTGCTGTTCACTGCGGAGCAACGTCGGCAGCTTGTGACCCGGCGGGCGATAGAAGCCCATGACGATCTCCACCTTGCGGCCCAGGCCTTCGCTACGGGCGGCCTTGGCGCGCTTCATGGGCGTCTTGCGCTGAAGGGTCGAGTTGCGAATCACGCCCCTCTCCCAAGGCTGGTACGGGACCAGTCAACACCCTTCTCATTGCCGAAGGCGTAGGCGAGTTCGATGAGTTCCGTCATCTGGCGCACATTCATCTTGCTGGTGCGTTGCCCCAGCAGAACCATGCCGCCGTCAATGCCCATTGCCATCCGAGTTTCGCGGCGCAGGCCAGCGGTCAGGATGTCTTTGACTTCTTCGGGCTCAACCTTGACCAGTGCGCCGTTGACGATGAATTCCACTTGGCGGCTGATGTCGGTCAGGATCGACCACATCATGTCGTTCTGCGCCAGCGTGCGAGTACGAGGCTTGATTTCCACTCGGTAGCCTTCCGGCGCGTTGGAGCATGCGTAGGCAGCGTTGCGCCGTGCCAACGGGTGCGACAGGACGAACACTTGTTTGTCCATCACTTCAAACCTTTCCGAGCAGCGCGGCGCGCGTTGCGAGCCAAGCGGAATAGAAGCCTGATTTCTTCCATGGCATGCGATTCGATGGCATCCGCATCCTTCTCGCAGATAACCCCATCTGACATGGCTTCAAGTCCAACGCTGGTCAAACTCCCGCCCTGGGCGGCCAGCTTCAGCAGCTTCGTGCGGATGGCCGTCAATTCGTCTTCCCATCCGCCCGACGGCGCCGCATCGATGCTCTCGGCAGCCAAGCCAAAACGGTTGTTGAATGCGAACAGCCAGCCCATGGCATCGGGGCGGTTCATGTCCTGCATCCACTCCGTCAGGAGCTCGGCCATTTCGACACTCACGGAGTCGCCATCAACGCCGCGCAACTTGGCGCGCAAGCTTTCCGGGTGAATCGTCTTACCGCGGCGCTCGCTCAGAAACTTGGCCGCTGCGTTGATCCCGCCAGGTGCGTTGCGCACTGCGGTGTAAAGCACATCGCGCCAGTCAGTTTGGGAATATCGGCAGGTCATGCGTCACCTTGAAATCTGAGGCCTTTCAGCCTTTCACCGTTTGTGCGCCGCCTATAAAGTTCGGCACATGGAAAACAACAACGAATCCAAACCAGTGACCCGAGCGCACCTCTTCGCGCGCATCGATGCCACCCTTCTCTCTCAGCCGTCCGAGAAAACGGACGAACGCGAGACCGCGAAGCCGCTGGACGTAGAAATTCCCGCCGACGACGCCGAAAAGAAATGACCGAGACCGAGCAGCTTTTGAAGAACGCGGCCGCAGTGGCCAAGCGCACGTTCATCGACCCCACCGAAACGGCGGTGCTGGAAATCTTTAAGGAGCTGTGCGCCGAGCGTGACCGCATGGCGTGGGCGAGTGAGGGCCGCGAATCGGCGACGGTTCATTAATGTCATGCCGCACTCGCTGTGGCGCCCAGGCCGGGCTTCTTTTTCATCCGGCGGCCTGATTTACGGAGAACATCCCAGCGGAAAGTCGGCAGAAGCTCTTCGCATCGCACGCCTGTCGCCTCCTCAATCAGCGGGCAGTGCTCTGAAGGCAGCGGCCGCTTAAGGTGGACCCAGTCGTGAACGCTCACGGGCGTAACCTTGAGAACCCGAGCAAGGGCAGCTTGACCGCCCGCGATGTCGCAGGCTCGGGCGAGGGATTCGTGTCGCTTTTTCGTGTCCATGCCACATTATTAGGCGACGCCTAATGAATGTCAATAGGAATTGCCTAACGTGGCGTATAAAGGTGAAAGTTAGGCAATGCTTAATGGAACGGAACTAGGCGCTGCGATTAAAGCAGCCATTGAACGCAAGATCGCCAGTGGTGCTGCGGCCTCACAGGCGGCGATTGCACGCCACTTCAATGTCAAGCCTCCATCGATCCATGATTGGATCAAAAAGGGATCCATCTCCAAGGACAAGCTGCCTGAACTGTGGCGCTACTTCTCGGACGTAGCTGGGCCTGAGCACTGGGGTTTAAGGGCGTGGCCGGACATGGGCACACCCTCCGAAGGCTCGATGCCCGTACCAGCGGATCCGTGGCCATTCCCCGATATATCGGAAAAGGACGTGCGCGCTCTTGCGCCTGCTCAACTGAACGCATTACAGGGGGCTTTGGCCTTAGCGATTGCGCAGTTAAGGCTGGGTGTCAACATCGCGCCTACAGCCGTCCCATTGCCGAATCCGACTAGCACCCCTCTTCGCTCGCACAAACCCGGCGGCTTGGTAGACATGGACCATGCTGACGACGCATTCCCAATGCGGATACCCGGCTTGCCGGCCCCTTGGGAAGGCGGACGCACGACACATCAAGCAGAGCGCGAGCCGAGGCTTCGGATCAGCACGCAGGAAGGCGTGGTGGCCAATGTGGGACCAGGCGAGCCGCACGCCGCAAACGACAAGTTCGAGAAGGTTCCGGAACTATCAGATGTTCGCTTGGCGGCGGGCGATGGAATCGAGAACGACGACGAGACTCAAACCGGCGTGATCCAGTTCCGCAGATCTTTCCTGCGGTCTGTGGGCGCCGACGCCGGTAAGGCCCGCGTGGTCTACGCAAAGGGCGACAGCATGGAGCCGGTAATCAAAGATGGCGCCGCCCTGCTCGTTGTGCCGAACGAAGATCTGACGCTTCGCGACCTGGCTGGCGGCGGCGTCTACGCCATCAACTATGACGGCAAGATGATCGTGAAGACGGTGGCTAAGGACAAGCTAACAGGGCGGTGGGTTGCTCGTTCGTTCAACTCAGCCTACCCCGATATACCCCTGGAGAATGGGCACCCAGCCCGTGTTCTAGGTCAGGTTGTTTGGGTTGGCGCCCGGCTACGTGATGACGAGGCGGGGCAGTGGATCCGCTCATGACATGTAGGCGTCGAATCTAATTTCCGCCGCTATACTGCGGCGCTCACTTCTACGAGGGAACTGGATGAGAATGTCATTGCTGTTTGTCGCCGCCATCGTGACTGGCTGCGCCAGCTCCGGGGCGAAGATCGACCAAGCAAAGGTGCAGGCTATCCAACCGGGCGTCACCACCTACAACGACATGGTCCGTGATTTTGGCTCCCCCTTGAGCCAAGCCTTCAACCAAGACGGTCTGCTCACGGCGCAATGGTTCTATTTCTACACCGCCGCGTTCGGCATGAACCAAAAGCAACAGCACCTGACAGTGCTGTTCAACAAGGACAAGACCGTCAAGGATGTCGTCAGTTCTGCCGGCGGCGGTAATGGCGCCAGGCTTGGCCGCTAGCTAAGCGGGCCAACAGCACGTTAACTCTAGTCGGCTCCCGCCTAGCGCAGAGTGATAGAGCAATTCGGGTTCGGCGATCGACTCATCTATTGCGTTCGATGCCCGCCACCTTTTGGATGGCCTTTCCTTCAGAATTGAATATCCCAAGTTGAGTTGGCAGTGGCCCTTCGGGGCTGACCGACCTAGTAAGCCAGTCAGCCCCCCCCCCTATAGCCCGCCTAGTGCGGGCTTTTTCACGCCCGCGCTAAAAATATTAGGCGACGCCTATTGACATGCAATTAGGCGTCGCCTAATATTCATCCATGCGCTGCAAACACGGCGCCGCAACAAGCCCTCGGCCTCGTATCCCAGCGAGAGGACGTTACCGCCACAAAGTCGGGTGGGCATGGGAAGCAGGATAGCAGTACCTCAGGCAGGTTTATGGCGCCACCTGACGCCCGTTAGCCCGAATGACGCCAGTACGGGTCGCGTGAGAAGGGAATTGCCTAGCCAGGGCTGCAACCTGGTGGACCGGATCGCCACGACGAGTACCCCTTGGGAGACGTGGACGCTGCGAGCAAGGGACGCAAATGAGCCTCTATGAGGCCACATTTGAATCGCCGCTGACGACAGCGCAGCGATTCATGTGTGAAGGCTACCTAGAGCTTTTGCCCAAGGACGGCAAACCGCCGCCGATGACGTGTACGCGCCCGGTTGACAGGGTTGATTTGGCACGTTCCCACGGTGTGGCTTGCTTCTTACGCTTTACCGACATAGGAGGTGGCGTGTGGTTTTTCGCATCTTCAACTTTTAGCTGGCCAATTTTCCTTGCGAATCCATCAGGAGAGCCGGCTTCAAAAAGTGTCGCTAGGAGCTCTTCAGTTGCGCCGGGGTCCCCTTGGCTTGCCTCTCTCCAAAGGCAGCGAATTCTGTGCAGTTCCGCAGACGCCGCAGATTTTGTTTTCTTCTTGGCCACAGCGTTCCCCTAGATGGTCGGTTGACTGCCAAATGTACCCGAAACCAATTCATCCGCCAGCCCGTTCCTAGAGCGGGCTTACGAATGAACAAGGAGAGAGGCATGTCTGAACTGGATGCGGGCTACGACTTCAGCGGTCTGACGCCTGCGCAGGAATGGCTGATTTGCCTGCAAGGGTGGCGCGTTGGGTCGAAGTATCCCGATGGAAGCCCCTGGCCGCAGCCCACCAAGCGGACGGTGAAGAAGTTAATTGAGCGTGGCTTGGTGATCGAAAAGCAGCGCCGGACAGAAACCGCCAGCGGATGGGCCTTGACTGTCACCGAGTACGAAGTACCGCTGGCTGTGCATCTCGCGTACTGCATGAGCCAGTGAGCCCGCTTCTTTCAGGATTCATACCGATTAACAAGGAGAACGAGATGGCCATCAACGACAAGTCGCCGCGTCCCACTGTCACCGACGGAATGGTGATCGAAGCCGCCCTGACTGAATACCCGGAACTGGCCGAAGCCGAGTCCATTGCCGAGCATTTCCACCGGCACATGGACGGCTACGAGTTGGCCAAGGAGTTGGATCGCAGTGCTTGGTGGGACTGCAACCGTGATGACGTCGACAAGCTGGATAACGTCAGTTCCAAAGTTGAACGACTCCTGGTCGAGGCAGAACGGGCATGGTGCATCGCTCACGATATCCAGCCCGACCTTCCAGTCGGGACGCGGCTTCGCCTTCCTCGTGGGGGTGTCGGTGAAATCACCGGCATCGCCAGCAGTCACAGTCCGGCGTCCTACTTGGTGAAGGAAGAGGGCCAGGACGACGAGGTGAGCGGCAACCGTCGATACATCATCAAATTTGAAGACGCGGTTGTGGACGATTAACCCCCCAACCCGTTGATAAGCCCGAGGGCAAAGGAGAAGAGATGACACCTGAACAGAAGATCAAGCACTTGATCCTCAACCGGCGCGCCGAGCTGGCTGACGAAAGCGCCCCGGTAGTGACTGCCGAAAACGTCGACGACTTGTATGAAGAAGCCGAGACAAACGACGACGGCAACTTGCAGGACGCACGCAACGAAGTCCGATGTTCCGGCATCGAAACCGGCCTGGGCTGCGATTGGTCGCGCCACTACGAAAGCAACGCGGTTGCGGCTCAAACGCCGGACGGTTCTTGGGTGGGCTGGACCTACTGGTACGGCGGCGGCAAGCACGGCGAACCCGATGCCGTTGATTGGATTGAAGACGCCTACGACGTGGCCTGCGTTGAAGAACAGAAGATGGTGACGGTCCGCACCTTCACCACGCAGTAATTCTCCCCCTGGTGCTGCATAGCAGCCGTAGCCGCACGAAACGCGGCGCTATCAAGAGAGGCGGTTGACGCGCCATGTTTCACCAGCCACTAGGTCTGGGTCGGGCATGGGCGTAGAAGCCGGTGGACGGCGCCGGAAGCCGGTCCAGCCGCCTCCCTTGATGGTAGTAGCAGGCAACTGCAGAAGTGAAGTGAATGGCGTTCGGACGCGGGTTCAATTCCCGCCGGCTCCACCACTGGCGGCATTGGCGTCGAACTCATAACCACCCGGGGTCCGGATCACGGGGAGTTCCAGTGCCGCCAGCCATGGGGCCGATCGGTTTCGACGGGCGTACTGAAGCGGATCTGACTACTAGGCAAGCGGAGCCTTAAACCAAGCAAATTTGTAGACGCCAACGACGACTACATCCGTGCCGCTGCGTAAGCGGTAACGGCCTCCCCCGGCAGGTGGCAACAGAAGCCGGGGACTTCCCCCAGACGTCACTGCGGTAGCGCCTTAGCCGCGCTGCACAACTCAACTTTCAACACGCGAAAACGGGTACGACAAACCGGTGCTTTATCCGGGGCGCAGTGACGTCTGGAAGAAGTGAATCTACGACTTACGCAGTCTTCCCCCACCCTTCAAGCCCTCCACACCATACCGCCGCGTGCGCACAAAGCGTGGTGTGTGGTTGGCCGTGAGGATCTGGCCGGAAGACTGCACCCCTACATAGGAACCACCATGAAGAGCAAAGCGCTGTACCTGCTTGGCGCGTTGGTTATGCCGGTCTTTCTTCCGCTTTGGCTGCTGTGGTGCTTCCTGGCGGATTTTGGCGGCTCTCTGAAGATCGCCCTTCGGAATACCTACTTCAGCACCCGCCATCAGGCCAAGCAGGACTGGCGGACGCTGGTCTCTTACTACGCCGACGGGTTCCCGAAGGCTTTGGACAAGGAACGACCATGAGCACGATAAAGCTGCCGCCGCTTCCGACTCTCGCAGGCGATGACGCTGCGAACTACTTCTGCCACGTCGTCAGCGTCGAAGAAGCACAAGCCTACGCCACCGCCTACGCCGAGGAAGCTGTACGCCAGGCTCTGGTGGAAGCCGCTGCGATCTGCAATCGGAAGTTCATTGCAATGGCTGAAGGCGGATTCCCTCGCGAGGCTAGCACAGCCAGAAAGCTGACAGCGGAAATCGTTGCGCTCTTACCGGAGAACCGTGATGGATAAATGGCATGGCGACGAACAGTACGAGGTCTTAACGGCCACCGTCCAAGACGTATGCCAGACGCTTGGCAATCCTGCTAGCTGGGATGCAGACAACCACGACGCGCTGTACTGGGCCAAGCGGCTGGGGGATGCGGACTTCTTCGCCAATCTCGGACCGGCTGACCACATGGCGATTCTGAGCGCGGTGATGAACAGCAATTCGCAGTGGTGCTTGCCCTTGCAGCGCGATATCAAGCACGCCATAGCCATCGAGTTGGACGGCTGAATGGAACTCCCCACCCTATCCCAATTAATCGGCCTGTTCGCCGCCCTGTACCTGGTTGCGCTCATCGGTAATGAGGTGGCGGCCATCCTGAGGAAATCAGCATGAACATGGACAAAGACGGCGGCAACGCTTTCCCCATCCCGGGACTGCAAGAAGATCCCGACTTCAACGGCATGAGCCTGCGCGACTACTTCGCGGCTAAGGCTATGCAGGCTTGGCTTACCACCTACGAGCGTACTGATGAACACCCATCTGAGTGTGACGGAGCACTAACCGCTCATGCGGTGAATGCCTATGCAATGGCCGACGCCATGCTGGCCGCGCGAGGTCCCCAATGATCCGCCTCCTGCGCAAGCTACTCCAAACCGATGCCCACCTAGCCGTGGGCCTTTTTTCGATCATCTGCGCCATCGTCGGCGTGCTGGGAAGCGTTCAGCAGTCCGATCAAGCTTCTAACGAACGCTGGGCGAAGGATGGCAAGACGGCGGTTGCCTCACGGGAATCGCCATGAGCCACGACGACGAATCCGCCGCGCTGGCCTATCAGCAAGAACTCGAACATCAGGAGCAAGACCATGCAACACAGCGAATCGATGAAGGCAATCGCCCCGGCGCTCTTGGCAGCGCAGAAGGCTACGGAGTTCGCCAAAAAGGACGCCACGAACCCGCATTTCAAGAATAAGTACGCCGACCTCCCCGCCGTCATTGAGGCCGTCAAACCGGCCCTGAACGCTGCCGGCATCGTGTACATCCAGACCGCCAGCCCGTCCGACGACAACCGCCTGCATCTGACGACCATGCTGATGCATGAATCCGGGGAATGGATTTCCGACACGCTGGTCATGCCGCTGCCCAAGCAAGACCCCCAAGGCTATGGCAGCGCGATGACCTACGCCCGTCGCTATGCCTTGGCGGCCATCACTGGCGTCTACCAGGACGACGACGACGGCAACGCAGCGTCCGGCCCGGCTACTCGCCCCACCCAGGCACAGAACGATGCGGCGCCATCTGAGTCGCAGACCGCCGAAGCAGACGCAATGATCGTCGCGCAGATGAACGCCGCAGCGACCGTCCCCGACTTGGTGAAGCTGATGAACGGCCTTGCTGCCGACCAAAAGCGCCTTGTCACCCAGCATTTCAATCAACGCATGAATGAACTCAAGAAGGCAGCGTAATGAGCAACGACCTGAACCAATGCCAGTTTATTGGCCGACTCGGCAAAGACGTAGAAATCCGCTATGCCCCTGACGGCGCTGAAGTAGCCACCTTTTCTCTGGCTTGCGGCTGGAAGACCAGCAGCAAAGAAGGCACTGAATGGGTACGAGTCACCGCCTTTGGGAAGCTGGCGAGCATTTGCGGCACCTATCTGAAAAAGGGGAAACAGGTGTTCATTCAGGGCCGCATGCAAACCCGCGAGTATGAGAAAGACGGCAGTAAGCGCTACGTCACCGAGATCATCGCAGACCAAATGCAGATGCTTGGGTCGAAGGAAAGCCAATGACCCACGTCTACATCGATATCGAATCACTGCCGGACATGCGCGAAGGCGCGCTGCAAGCCTTCATCGATGACGCCAAGGAGAACTTCAAGGCACCCTCGACGCTGACGAAGGAGCAGGCAGCGGCCGATCTGGGGTTGACGGACAAGGATCAGATCAAGTTCACCAGCAAAGACGCCATGATTGCGCAATGGGTGAACAACTTCAAAGAATCGAAGGGGCCGGAACTTGCTGAGCAGGAATGGCGCAAAACGGCGCTGAACGGTGCATCTGGCCAAGTCCTGATGATCGGCCTCGCATTTGATGACGCCGAACCAGTGGTCGCCCATGCGTCGACCGAGGCGGAAACACTGGCCGTCGCGTTCGACATGATCCGCCAAGGTATCGACCCGAATCGCCGCCCGGTGTTCATCGGGCACAACGTGACCGGCTTTGACCTTCGCTTCATCTACCAGCGCGCAGTCATCACGGGCGTACAGCCGCCGCTGGCTATCCCCTTCGGCGCGCGCCCTTGGGACGATTCTGTGTTCGACACCATGACGCAATGGGCTGGGCACGGCAACCGTATCTCGCTGGACAACCTCTGCACCGCCCTGGGCCTCCCCGGTAAGGGCGAGATCGACGGCAGCCAGGTCTACGACTACTGGAAAGCCGGACGCGTTGCCGAACTGATCGCGTACTGCGCCGATGACGTTCACAAGGCCCGCGAAGCCCACCGCCGCATGACCTTCCAGCGCTTGGCCGCGTAACCCTCCCCCCGCAGCCCCGTAC